CTGCTGAAGCGGTTGAACTTGATGAATCTCGCTCGGCTCCAAAGAAAGCTACGGCTGAAGCTGCGGCTCCTCGTGAAGCATTTAAGCCTGTTGAGGCAGGCAGCGATGATGAAGAAGATACCGGAGATACCCTTAGTTACTTTGCCAAGCTAGCAAAGGAAGACTAATCCGTATCGGCTTGATCTTTATATTATGATGGAGGGTCCCTCAAAAGGGGACCCTCTTTTAGTACCCGAATTGTGGAGTCAGCATCCAGCCTGTACGGTCTGGCATATTATTTGAGTTGTATGTAATGGCCTGTGAGTTATTCACGACCTTACGAGAACCCTGAGAAGCAGAGGCAGCCGGAACAACAATAGGAGCAGATGCGCGTTCGGCTTCGGCTTCGGCAGTGTCGGATTCCAATGCATTCATTTCGGCTCCGACAATAGGATTATCAATGGCTTCGAGTTCTGCAGTTTGTGCATAACGCTCTAGAACAGCCGTATCGCTACCTACATCTGGGTTGTCAAGATTTGCCGTAGGTAATACAGTAACCTCTCCGGGTAAGATGACAGCAGATGTGTTTGTTGTTACGGTAGAATCTAATGCTTCTTTTTCAAGACGTTCTCTGTCGGACACAGAAATACTTTCCGATGTGCTGGTTGTTACGGTATTCGTTTCTGTTTTTACCTCTGCATCGGCTTTGCCCTTAGGCGCCTTAGGTGTTCCGCCAACATCTGTTCTACCTTTATCAGGAAGACCCAAGAGGTCCAATGCTTTTTTGGTAATATCAAACCCAGCTAATTTACCGATTGCATTTACCGGCGCCAATAGGGTTCTAATGACACCACCTAATAGATCAAGGAACAATGTTTTAAAATCAATTTCTCCGCTAAACAGCTTTTTAATGTCCTCGAATAGAACTTTAATTACAGCAAATTGGTCGGTAAAGAATCCAACAACACCATCGACAAGGTTGCCAATTAGTTTACTCAAAATCTCGCTGAAACTAAAGCTATCAAGGGCTGCCGCAATACTATCAAAGCCAAGAGCCTTTGCAATCCATGAAACGGCGCCTTTTAGCATATCAAGGAGACCACCAATGAGACCTTCGACGAGCTTTGAAAGACCTCCCTTGAGACCTCCCACAATCTTATCCAGCATTGTACCTTCGGTATTCTTGAAGCCGTCAATGAATCCGGTGATTGAATCCCAAACACCAATAATGATTGTAATAGGTATTGCTAATTTGGCGGCAAGAGAACCGAATGCCTTTCCTAATGATAGGAATTTTGGAGCAAGTTGCCCAATACTGCTAAAGAATTTTGAAAACGGAGCAAAGATTTTACCGAATAGACCGATTGATTCTGTGGCTCCAGTACCAACCTTTTGAATACTCATTACTAGGTCTTTGACCCCTTTAAATTTGGCTGCTACATTTTTGAATGCATTGATTATATCCGTGATCCAGTCTGCTTTGGTAAAGAAATTTTTAACCGAGGTGAAGATACCTTTGACCTTTGTGCCAAAGTCCTTACCAATATCCATAACCTTTGTGAACCCTTCGGTGATTTTTGTTACAAAATCAGATTTTTTGAACATCTGGAATAGATTATCCATTTTAGAACCAAGACCTTCTCCGAATTTTACAATGGACTCAAAGGCTTTGGTTATACTTGTAACAAATTTGGACCCCTTGATCTTTTTAAACACTTCACCAAAGTCCAATAGTTTTGTGAGTCCCGTGAATAGAGCCTTGGCTTTGATGGCCAATTCAGCCACAAAGCCTTCAACGAAACCTAATAGAGCTGCGCCGACGGCGACTGCCCATGTAGCCCAACTCATTTCAGGTTTCTCTTTTTTCTGTTCCTCTAGCTCCTTGCGCATTAAGGTCATTTCTGCCAATAATGCTGCATTTTCTTCTATGAGTTTATCGATTCTACCTCTGAACTCTCTTTCATTTTCTAATGCTTGAAGACCGCTTGCCTTTGCTGCATCCGTCATCTCCACAATTCTTTGCATCGTAATATCCGAAGCAAAGTCTATTCTTTCTAAAGCCTTAAGACTTGAGAGAGCTACATCAGACAGAAAACTCAATCCAGCAACAACCTCCTCATTGCCGCCACCGACTACTTCAGGTTTTGATTGCTCCTGGGCGGCTGCTTGAAAAGCCATCGACTGCATATTTCCAATATCAATAAGTTTTTCAATCTTATTGAGTACCGAGATATTATCAAACATGCCTTCATTGGCAATCTGAAGTTGATATAAAATATCTTTGAATGTGCTATCTTTGTCGGCCATGGGAGTTGTTATTTTTGAGATTTCTTTCTAGCTCTTTCGTTTTCTTCCTTGATATGCTCAACTAATAATGAAACGTAGATTTCCCTCTCCCAAGGCATCATATGATCAAGTTCTGTAAGACTGTATTTATGATGTTGCATCATTGCAAAGTTTGTTTGATAGTGGTTAACCAGTGTATCGTGGGAGAGGGCTATTAGAAAAAATTCTGGAGTCCTCTGAGCATTACCTTGTTTTCGTGCTGACAGTGTTTGCAGGTAAAGGAAACTTCGTGTTCAAGTTTAGGCATTGCTTCAATGAACGCCTGAATCTTTTGGAATTGCACCTGATTCAGCGATTCGATGAAGGTAACAACTTCTTCTTGAGATTGTTCGGAGGTCGGGTATACCTTTTTGTCATCAAAAATGGATTCGATGCAATGAACAAGAACGTCGTATGCCGCTGCTTTTTGTTCGACCTTTGATTTACCCGTCATTCCGGTAATAAAATTAACATCGGGCCAACGCATAATGACTCCGACCTTATCGCTCAACTTAATCTTGTTGGACGGAGTATTCTCTGTATTGACGGTAATTTCATCAAGGTTGATTTCATTTACCGTTGATTTTTCACAACTGGTGCACTTGATGCCAATCTTTGCAACTTCGCCAACAGATTTTGAGCGTAGCTTCAAGAAGATATATTCTAGGTCAAAAATTGGTAGGCTATCCGGATCAATTTTACCAAAGGTACAAGAAGAAACGGTATCCTTCATTGCCTGCATAATTTGCTTTTGGTCTTCAGACTCAATAGCCATCATCAGGATCTTTTCTTCCTTCACAAGATACGGACGATAGATCAACTTCTTTCCGCTGGAAGGAAGTTTTGTTTCATATTTCGGTGTTTCAAGGATTGGTAGTGCCATAGTATTATTATTTTGTAGAGTGATTCACTCAATGAGGACTAATTAGATTGTAGCAAAGTCCTCGTATGCTACTGTTACAGTAAATTTCTGAAGCGTATTCTCTGCATTATTGTCCAGAGTAATTGCAGTTAAAGAAATTGGAAATGCATTTGTCAAACGAACGCCATAAATCTGTTTGTCATCTTTATCCAACTGCCATATTTCAAAGGTACCGGCATAGTTTTCAAGATACTTGGCTCGGTAATTTGAAAAATTAATAGTGCTGGAAGCCCAGAGGTCGAATATCTTTTTCACATAATAGTCATTTGTAAGCAAGAATGTGAATGATACGTCCTCATTAATGTAACCATTCGGCACCTTAATGGACTGGCGCAGTAATTGATAGTCGAAGGTATTAATCTGTCTTCCGGGTAAAATGCAGTTCTCACAGAGAATACTTAGATCCTCGCTATTGCTAATTGAACGAACTGCTGGTGGAAGTGTGGCAACAAGTTTAAACCGATTCTGATGAGCAGGACCGCTTCTTTTAATTAACTGTGCTTTTAGGTCTTCGATTGATGACATAAATTATCGAGCGGAGTACTGTTTGCGGGAATCCAGCCAGATTTGTGTCTTTGTGGCACCCTTAAAGTGTTCGGTTGGTAGGAAGATTGCTGTTTCCCAGTCGGGAGCAAATACCTGTGATGGGCGGGTTTTCATATGACCCGTGAGATAGTGCTTGAGGCAGGGAGAGAATTCACGGAGTCTCTTGGCACTTGCAAGCAGACTATAACGAATCTTGAGGCGAGTGTTTTCCGTGAGTTTATCATCGGTAATGGTCCCAAGTAGTTTATCGAGGAACTTGGCACGAATCTTTGGATGCAGGTAATGGAGATTGAGCCCAAGGAAACCACCTGGAGCCGGACCAATTACCAGTACCAAAGGAAATCTGTCGTAGTATGGCAGTTCCTCCTTGAACTTGGGATCATACGCAAACATGTACATATTGCCCCAAATTGCTTTGGAACGTTGCTGCAGCTTATCATCCTTTAGAAGGGCTCTACGGTTAATCTTTCCGTTTAGTTCTCTGACTCTTTCAACGAACCAATTCTTTGCTTCAGCCGAACGCTTTTCAAATCCCGTGGAATTGAATTCTTTTTCAAAGGTGGTGAAGAGTGAGACTGCCATTAGTTCTATTTATATGTGTTTAGAGTATCTTTATGCCCAACTTACGGAGCATATCCTCGTCCCAT